CCTCTGGGTGGGGTGACGCATGGCATGGGCCGGCAGCATGCGCGAGCGGTTGACGATCCAGAGGCCGGTCGAGCGGCAGAATGCCGGCTTCGGCGAGGCGACGATTGAGTGGGAGACCGAGGGTGAGGTGTTCGGAAGCGTCATGGGGCTCAGGGTCTCCGACTACGTCGCCGCGCAGCAGGCGGGGTCGATCGTGACCCACCGCATCCGCATCCGGTTCTTCCCGACGCTGACGCATCAGCACCGGCTGATCTGGCGGGGTCGGAAGATGGAGATTTCAGCCATCCTCGAGCGTGAGACGCGGGCAATCCACGAGATTCTCGCCAGAGAGGACGCCACATGATCACGCAAGGCATCGGCTCGCCCCGCACGATCGGCGGGCAGACGGCGAAGCAGCTCACGCAGGCGTTCGTCACCGTCAAGACGGCCGGCGTCCGCGAGATGGCGGAGAAGCTACGAAAGCTCGGCGAACAGATGGGGGAGCCCAAGGCACTCGAGAACGCCTGCAAGCTGGCCGCCAAGCACATTGAGCGAGGCTACAAGGCCAAGATCGGCAACGTGACGGGCAACCTCCGCAAGTCGGTGACGATTCGGACGAAGCTCTACGACGCCGCCGCGGTGGCGATCGTTGGCCCCCGGCAGACAGGCACCGGCGCGAGCAAGGAAGGCCGAGAATCGGGAAACCACGCATGGCTCGTGGAGTTCGGGACGGGCGTGCGAAAGCCCGGCACAAGGGGCCGCCGCACCTATCTGAACGTCCACCAGCTCATCAACGGCAAGATGCGGCGGCACTCGTCGGCGAACAACACCCAGTTCGCCAACATGAGCAAGGGCTACTACTTCCTGATGGGCAGCAAGTACGAGCCGACCAGGCAGGCGAGGGCCGGCAGCGGCGGCGACCATGACTTCTGGACGCCGGAGTCGGGTGGCCCGCAGCGTCCGGTCACGCTGCACCCCGGTGAGACCTACGGAGCGATGCCGGCCAGCCACGCGATGCAGAAGACGATCTCCGAGCAGCAGGGGGCCGTGTTCGGGAGCCTGGTGGCAGCCATCCAGAACTCGCTCGACAGGTTGACCAGATGATCCTCGGCCCCGAAAAGCACGTCTTCCAGAAGCTCGTCACCGCACCGGCGGTGGCGAGGCTCATCGGCTTTCAGGTCTACCCGATCGCGGTTCCGAAGAACGCCGTCCTGCCGTTCTGCGTCTACAAGCGGCCGAACGTCACCCGCGAGAGCACGATGGCTGGCCCTCTGTACCAGCCGATCGTCCACCTCCAGATCGCCTCGTGGGCCTTGTACTACGACGACGCTCGAGAGTTGGCGGAGGCCGTCAGGCTGACTCTGGATGGCAACATCGGCACGCTCTCGGGCGTTACAATCAGTGATATGCGGCTTGTGTCCGAGACGGACGACTACCTCGACCCCGCGACAGTCGGAGCCCAGCTCCCCCCCGCATACGAAGTACGACAGCTTTTTCAGATTCGGTGGTCGGAAGCCACCGAATAACACTTCGCGTAAGGAGACGCATCTATGGCCGGTGTTGCAGCGATGGGCGTGACGATGACCTACGGGTCTCAGACGCTCGTCATCACGAGCTTCAATGTCAACGACCAGATCGACAACGCCGACGGCTCGCACCTTGGCATCCCCATTGGCGGCCGTCGGGAGTACGTTCCGACGTTCGTGCAGCGGGAGATTTCCTGCGACTACATCGCGACGACCGTCGTCACCGTGCAGTCGGCCGCGATCAGCATCACCGGCCCGGTCAGTTTCAGCGGCAACGCCACCCTCCAGGCATCGACCGTCGGCGGCACCGTGGGCGACCTCATCAAGGGCAACGCCACCTGGCGCGTGGCTTGATGACCAGGGGGTGACCCGCAATGGCCGGAGTCACCGCGCATGGCGCACAGTTCACGTTCAGGCCGTCGAGCCTGGGCATACAGGCGTTCTCCGCCTCCGCGGTCGGCATCTCAGTCGAGACGCCGACCGCGGAGGTTGTCGATATGACGGGGGCCACCGACCCCACGGGGTACATCGTCAAGGTGCCGACCGGCGACTGGTCGGGCGGCTCGGTGGCGGTGGACTTTCTGTATGCGAACTACGACCCCTCTGGTCTGGTTCGCATCCCCGGCACGCTCGTCTTCACCTCACCCGGCATGACGATCTCCAGGCGAGTGATTCTGGAGTCGGCGTCTGTCAACGCCACGGCTGGCGACTTGGTCAAGGGTTCACTTCGGTTCAGCCTCACTGACTATCAGGGGCAGTAGAAAGGTTTTCTCATGGCTCTCAGCAAGTCCAGCATCATCGCGGTCGAGGATTTTCGGCTCGAGAAGGTTCACGTCCCCGAGTGGAAGGGCGACGTGTACCTCCGCGTGATCAGCGGCACCGACCGCGATCACTTCGAGGAGTCCTACGCGGACCAGAAGATGCGGGCCTTCCGCATCCGCTTCCTCCTGATCACGCTCTGCGACGAGGGCGGCGAGCGGCTCTTTGAGGACAAGGACATCGACCTCCTCGGCAAGAAGTCGAGCGTCGTGATCAACCGGCTCTTTGAGGAGGCGTGGAAGCTCAACGCCTTCACGCAGGAGGCAGTTGATGCCTTGGGGGAAGATTCCGCCGACGCCCCGAGCGGCGATTCTACTTCAAGCTAGCCGCGATGTTCGGGATGTCGGTCAAGAGGATGCTGGCCGAGGTTGATTCGGAGGAGATCGCTGAGTGGCACGCCTATGACCAGAGGTGGCCGCTCAACGACGGCTGGCAGCAGACCGCGAGGGTATGCCGGGTCATCATGGCGGCGTCGGGCCACTTCAAGAAGCACGACCTACCGGACGAGTCGGCGTTCATCCCCGCGGTCGTCAAGCCGGAGCAGACGAACGAGCAGATGTTGTCCGAGTTGCTGAAGCTCAAGACGCCGATCAACCAGGGATGAAGCGATGGCAAACGGCTATCTCGGCAAGATCAGCGCCATCGTCTCGGCGAACACGGCCGACTTCCAGAGCAAGATCAACGCCTCTGCTCAGGATGTCGGCCGGTTCGCCAAGCGGGTTGAGAGCGACCTAAACGCGGCGTCCCGCCAGGCGTCGCGGTCGCTCGAGAACATCTACACGCCTCTTCAGAAGGTGGAGCGAGCCCTGAAGGCGGCGAACAGCATGAAGCTGTCGTTCCAGGGCTTCAAGGGTGCGGTGCGGACTGTCGAGGAGCTTTCCCAGCGGCTGGCGGAGCTGGGGAAGCGGCAGATCGACATCAGCGTCCGCGGGACCGGCTTCAAGACGGCAGCCCAACTCCACGACGCGATCCGCGGTATCTCGTCGAAGGAGGTGAACCTCGTCGCCAGCGTCGGCGGGTTGAAGGAGGCGAGGGAGCTGGTCGCCTCCATGCAAGCCGCCGACGAGTACGGCAAGCGGCGTGGCGTTGCCTTTGGCAAGGACACCTCCACGGGGGCGGTCGTCAAGGTCAGGCAGACGCAGCTTGAAGAGGCCGTCGCGAAGCTGGCTCAGTTCCGCGACCTCGACCAGATCAAGATCGCGCTCAAGGTCGTCGGCACGCAGCAGCTCGACGAAGCGACTCGCAAGTTCAAGCAGATGGTCTCGCTCGGGCAGGAGGTCACGGCTCCGCTCGAGAAGATTCAGAGCGAGCTATCCTCATTCCCAGCAGACATCCAGGCGGCGTTCCAGCCCACTCTGATTGAGTTGCAGAAACGAACCGAGCGCGTCAGCGCGAGCATCGAAAAGGTCGGCACGACGGGCCGCACCTTCAACAGGCTGACCGCCGACGTTCGCGGCGCAACTCAGTCTGTTGGCTTTCTCAGCGAAGCGGTCGCCTCGCTCGGAGCGATCAACGCTCGGGGAATCGTTGACAGGGCTCCGGCGTTCAAGCAGGCGCTCGACTCAAGCGCCGCCGCCACGAAGATGCGGGACTCTCAGCCCGCGTTCGTCACCCGCAACGCCGATGTCGGCGCACTCGACGAACGAAGGCTCGACGCCGTGAACAAGCTTGTCGCGGCCTACGCCAAGCTTGAGGGCGAGGAAAGCCGCGGCGGCGCGAGCGCGAAGACGAGCCGAGAGTTTGAGCGACAGGTCGGGATCGTCAACCAGTTGACCGACAGTTTCAACGAGTTGGTGGCCTCAACGAAGGGCGCGGCGTTCGACGAGATCGCGCTTCAGGCGAACCGCGCAAACGCAATCTTCTCCACGCTCTCGCCGCAGGCCGCCCGCGGCCTGCTGGCGCTACAGAAGGAGGCGACGGGGCTGATTGCAGCCTACCGCGACACGGGGGCTGGCGCAGCACAAGCAGAGGCCGCAATTCGCCGGCTTTCGGAGGCTTCGTCAATCGCCAGCAGCGCCGACAAGCTGCGAACAGCAGCGGCCGCAATCGGCGATCCTTCGGTTTTTGCCAGCGTTGAGGCAGCGGCAGCCCGGACGCTGTCCGCGTTTGATGCCCTGCCAGAGTCGCTTCGGCAGCGTTTCTCGCCGGAGATGCGCAAGGCTCTCGGCGATGCGGCGTCCTTGGGCGACGCGGTCTCAGCAGGCGGCGCTCGCGGCACCGAGTCTCTTGACAGGATGGTCGCCACGCTGGGGAGGCTTCAGTCGGCGTTCAAGGCCAGCGGAAATGCCGCTCAGGCCAGCCAGGCGCTCGGCGATGCAGCCAGCCGAGTCCGCGTGAGGACGCCGGTCAACGTGTCGGCCATTGCCAACCAAGCGACGGCGGCCGTCGGCGAGTTTGAGACCCTGTCCGAACCTATCCGCCGGCAGCTCATCCCGGCCTTCTCCGACGCGATCGGTCGCGCCGCCGCCCTCGCGCAAGCGATCAGGGACGGCGGTTCGGCGAGCGTCTCCGACATCAACGCTGTTGCGAAGGCCGTCGGCAATCTGTCGGCAGAGATGCAGCGGGCTCGAGCATACGCCGAACTCGTCAACACCGGCCTCTTCAAGGGCGAGGGCGGCTCGCGGAGCGTCGAGGCGCTGAACACTGACGTTCGGGCTTTGAGCGACTCGTTCAAGACTTTGCCGGCAAGTTCTCGCACGGCGCTCGCCCCGTTTGTCAAGGAGGTCAAGGACGCAAGGTCTGCCCTTCGCGCCGGCGCTGGTTCGGTTCGCGACTATCAGGCCGCCGTGTCGGCACTCGCGGCGGCGACAAAGTCGATCTCGGCCACCTCTGGCGCGTTTGTGTCGGACAACTCGTCGGCTGGCAGGGCGAAAGCCGTCGCGGATCTAGAGGCTCGCATCACTTCGGCGAGCAAGGCGAGCGAAGATTTCGGCAGGGCTGCTCGGAGGTCTCTGCAAGATGTTGCCGAGGCCGCGAGAGCGGCTGCGGCTGCGTTCGCCGCCGGAGTTCAGCCGCTGTCGGCGGCCGAGCGAGCCATCGCTGTGCTCGAGGAGAGGGTTGATTCCATTGGCCGCGGCGAGGGCATCAAAAACCTCTTCCGCGTCGGCAGCGAGAGCACGCAGCTTGATCGCTTGCTCGGCGAGATGAAGTCCCTGGACGAGCGATTCGCCGCACTCGACATCACGCAGCGGCGAGCGCTTCAGAACACCGCAAAAAACCTGAAGGCTGCCGCGCAGGCTGCGGCCGAAGCAGGGCGAGCGACGACGCAGTTTCGCGACGCGATGGCTGCGACGGAGGCCGGCGTCGGCGAGAGCGAAACCCGACCGGCCGAGAACCGTCGCCGGGTCGATGCGGCCAATCAGTTTCTGCTCCCGCCCGTTTTGCAGCGAGAGTCAGAAATCCTGTCGAATCAGGGGCTTGCGACCGACGTTCGGGGGCGGCTGGCGAGGGCGGCTCAACTGCGGCAGATCCAAGAGGCGAGGACCGAGGCGCAGGCAGAGCAGCGTCGTCGGGTGGCAAGCGCGAACGAGTTCATGCTCCCGCCCGTCTTGCAGCGGGAGTCCGAACTCATCTCAAACCAGGGGCTCGCCACAGACGTTCGAGCGCGTCTGGCGGCGGCTGCTGCGGCAAGACAGCGTCAAGAGCAGCGGGACGAGGCGCGTGCCGAGCAGAGGCGGCGAGTCGAGAACGCGAATCAATTTCTTCTGCCACCTGTGCTTCAAGACGAGTCACGCGCCTTGTCGAACCAAGGCTCCGCGACCCGTCTTGGGCAGAACTACTTCTCCGACTCCCTGCGAAGCCGCGCCACACAGTTGCTCGGCCGCCTGCCGAATGACCCTGCCAAGATGCTTTCGGGCGTCGGGCAATCAATCGTTTCGTTGCAATCTCAGATCGAAAGTCTGCCCGGCCCGCTCCAGGCCCGCATGATCCCAGCCATCATTGAGGCGAGGGAAGAGTTCAGGCGGCTCAACGCCATTGGTCCGCACGCCACGGCGCAGGAAATCGAAGCCGCCCGCGCGAGCCTCATTCACCTGACGCAAGACGCGACCCGCGCCGCCGGCGCGATGAACTTCTCTCGCTCGTTTGGCGGAGAGGGCGTGACGGGAGTCGGCCTCGGACTCGACCAGAACGCACTGAGAGGCGTTAGCGCGCAACTGCAAATCCTTCAAGGGTACATCGGCCGCGTCTCGCGAGATGCCCGAGGGCCGGCGGTTGCCGCGTTCAATGAGCTGCGCAACGCCGCCGCCGCCGCTTTCGCGGCCGGCACGCTGGACACGCCAGCGGTCGAGCAAGAACTGGCGAGGCTTAGGACCGCAGCAACTCGCACCACCGCAACCCTCGCCAGAGTCAACGAGAGAGGGCTCGGCCGCGAACTGGGGCGGGCTGGCGACATTGGCAGGCAGGGCGTAGACAGGTGGTCCCTCGCTTTGAATCAAGCCGCTTTTGCCGTTGACGACTTCTTGTCGTCCACGGGCGGCATTGAGTTCAAGCTCCGCGCCGTCAGCAACAACATCACGCAGCTCGCCTTCGTGCTCGGCGGCACCACCGGCCTGTTCGTCGGCCTCGGGGCGGTGCTCGCAGGCCAGGCGGCGGTCGCTCTGATCCGATGGGCAAACAACGGCCGCAGCGCAGAAGACCAGACTCGAGCACTCAACGATGCCCTCGCCAGGCAGAAGAACCTCGTCGAAGAGTTGGGGCAGTCGTTCAAGTCGCTTGGGGACTCTGTCGCAAGGGGGCTTTTTTCGGACGCTGGAGAGAAGGCGGCCGACTTCGCCAGGCAACTTGAGGCGATTCAGCGGAAGCAGGCAGAAGTCGCAGCCGAGCGACGCGCGGCGGCGAACTCGTCGCCGGCAGCCCCGCAAAACCTCGGCAGGACGATCGGCGAACTGTACGCCCCGCCTCTTCGACGCCAGGAGTTTCAGGGAGTCGCCGAGATTCGGGCCGAACTGAACAAGCTCCAGAAGGAGCTTGAAGGGGCGACCACCGCCGGGGAGCGAGCGATCACGCAGGGCCGCATCAGGACAACGCGGCAGCAGGAGCGAGCAGCGCTCAATCGTCTTTCTGTGGAGCCGGCTCCCGATGACACCGTCGTTCGCTCGGCGGTGCGCAATTCAGCGAGGGAGTCTGGTCGCGCGGCGAGCGCTGGTCAGTTCTTGTTTTCAAACATCGTCACGGGCTTTTCGTCGCTCCTGCTCGGCATCGACCGCGAGCGCACTTCGCAAACGGTTGACGCAGCAGGGCGTCTGCGACGACTTTCTGGCGAGGTGGGCAGCGACCCGCAGTCGCAGGTTGAAGTTCTGCGCAGAGCGCAAGAACTCAAGCGGCCGGAAGCTTCGCAGAGAGACTTCTTTGGCCTCATCAAGACGAACTCGGCGATCTCCGCAGAGCAAGAGATCGCGAAGTTTGAGGAGCTGATCCAGTCGCTTCAGAACGTCATTGACAAAGGGCTCAACAAAACCGCCAACGAGATCGTGACGGCGGCTCGTGGGCCTGCGGAGGCCATTCGGCAGGCGCAGGAAGAGGTCGCCAAGGCGATTGAGGCTGGCCTGCCGGGCGCGAGGCTCTTCGGCCTTGAACTGGACGCAGCCGCCAAGCGACTCGAGGAAGCAAACAAGCGGCTGGAGCAGTTCGCCTCTGGCAAGGATGAGAACGGCAGGGATCTGACCGACGCGGATCGCGAGAAGCGGGTCGATGAGGCGAAGGCCGAGGTCGATACGCTTCGCCGGCAGCAGGCTGCGATTGAGGCCAGAACCGACGGCTTCCGGCGCGAGAGGACGCTCGACCCTCAGCGGCAGATCGACGCTCGCCTAGGTCGCGCTGCCGGCAACTTGCAGGCGGCCGGAATGCAGGACGGCGCAGTTGCCAGGCAGATGCGTGATATTGAGTACCAGCGAGAGACGATCCGCCGGCAAGCCATGAAGCCGGAGTTCCAGACCCCGGCAGCCCGCGGGCGTCTTGAGAAGCAGGAAGCAGCCCTCAACGCCGAGGCCGCCGCCATTGAGGCCGCGACCATCCAGCTCAAGGCATTCGCTGACGCTCTGAATCGCGCGACCGAGGAGGCCAAGGGCAACCTCAACTCGGCGCAACAGGCCGCTGACGAGGCTCGGCGGGCCGATCTGGCGATGAGCACGCCGCAGACGCAGGAGGCTCGCCGGATCGCCGACGCGAACCTTGAGCGGCAGCGCGAGCTTGAGCGGCGGGTGCAGAACGAAGCCAAGGCTGACCTCGAGCGTCAGGCAAAGATCGCCGCGTCGCCGGAAGCCCTCCGCATCCGCCAGATCGACGAGGAGATGCAGTCGGGCAGCGGGGCCAAGCGGGAGGAGTTGATCCGCGAGCGGGCACAGCTTCAGGCCAAGGTGGACAAGGCAGCCCGCGAGAGCGCGGCTGGCCTGAACGCGGCTCGCGATGTAAGCACCGCCGAAGCCGAGCGGGCACGAATGGCCGCGCGGGGTGCCGAGATGGCGAAGACGCCGGAGCAGCGGTTCAACGAGGAGACCCGCACCGGCCTCGCGTCGATCGGCGAATACTTCAAGAGGGAGGCGAACGGCGGCCCCGTGGACGCCGCCGGGCAGCGGCGGGCCGAGCAGCGGTACATGGAGGATCGCGGCAAGGAGTTCCGCCAGCAGACTTCTGTCGGCCGCGGCGTTGACCTGATGATGACCGAGCAGGAGCGATTCGCTCGCGACATCCGCGAGGGTGCGGCGAAAGACCTAGGTGCCGCCGCCAAGGAGATGCAGGCCGCCGGCAAACCCCGCGCCGAGGTCGCCGCCTTCCTGCGACAGGGCATCCAGAACCAGATGGAGCAAGTCGCTCCGATGTTCAAGCAATTTGAGGACGAACGGCGAACGGCCCAGCTTCAAGGCCCGTCGCGCGCCGCCCTCCAAGTCTCCGACGTGACGACGACCGGCGGGGCCAGCGAGCTGACCCGCCTCCTCCGCGGCGACGACTCGGCGAAGAACGAGAACCTCGCCGAACTGCGGCGGCAGAGCGAAAAGCTCGACGAGGTCGTAAAGGCCGTCCGCGAATCCGCCCCAGGAGTGCTCTGATGCCACGCATGGTCAAGGAACTCGCGCAGGGCAACGCCTACTCCCGCAGCTCGGACGGGGGCGGCAGCGCGTACCAGGCCACCCGGAAGTGGCGGGTGCTGCTCTCCGCGCCGAACGAGTCGTGGGACGTTCACCAGGCGATCGGCGTGCAGATCGGCGACGCCTACGGGCCGAACGAGCCGCTCCCGTGCGTCAGCGTCGAGGCCGCCGCCGACGGCGAGAGTCGGCACGTTCGGATCGTCACGGCGACCTACCGGACGAGCCCGAGCGCCTCCCCCGGCGTCCCCGACCCGAAGACGCAGGAGCCGGCGGTCAGGCCAGCCCTCTACTCAATGTCCACGTCGCTCACCGAGATCGCCGCCTGGAGCGGAAAGCTCGTGACCAACGGAGTGTCGGGCGATTGGAAGCCGAACACCAACCCTGCCGGCGACCTCGTGGACGGCCTGTCCCGGCTCGAGCCGGTCGTGACGGTGAACATTGAGCAGTATTCGACGAGCGACCAGAGTCAGCTCATCCAGTACACTGGCTACGTCAACTCCGACACGTTCGCCTTTAGCTCCCTGACAATACTTCCCCACGGCTGTATGCTCCAGTCGGTCGTGTCCAACCCAGTGGTCGAACAGTTCGGCGGCAGCACGTTCCGCGGCTTCAAGGTCTCTTTTGGCTTCGCCATCCGCGCGCACTGGACGGCCACACGAAACGGCACTGAGGCGATCGGCTGGGATATGGCGGTGCCGCAGACGGGGATGAACATTGTCAACACCGGCCTCGGCCGGAGCGACGTTGATCAGCAGGCACTCGCCTTGGAGCACTCGCTGGGCAAGGTGCTCGTTTTCGGCAATGACTACGCCGTCACGGCCGACCGCGGCAAACCGTCTGCGTTGGCGGTGGGAACGTCAGGCAAAAGAGGTCGCGCGATGGTGACCATGCCGGCCGGCGACGGCGGCTACCTCCAGCGCCCATCCGCCCAGCCGGTCGCCTTGAATGACGACGGCACGCCCCGCAACGTGCAGACGCAAAACCCGCCGGTGCTGATCAATCGCATCTGCATCCAGCCCGAGCGGCCGTTCGGCAACAACTTCTCCGCCTTCGGCATCCGGTGGATTTCCTGATATGGCAGAGCCAGGCCGCTATCTCGTCGGCGAGAAGTTCAAGCAGAAGCTCGAGGCCACCATCGAGAAGGTGGACTCGCTGCCGCTGGGTGGCGGCGGCACGAAGATACCGACGTACCTGGACAGTGGCCCCGACTACGTCTCTCCGCCGCTCCGGCTGGGCACCGTTTCTGCCACTTGGAGCAAGGGCAGCAGCGCGACGGTTACTCAGCAGAACGGCGACGGCACAGCGATCTCGCCCGCGCAGACGTTCACGGCTACGAACTACTTCGCGACGATCACCGTGAGCAGCGGCACGAAGAGGGTTGCGTGCGGCCTTGTCGGCTCGACGTGGATTCTCATCGCTGCGGAGTGCTGACATGCTCGGGAGCCCGTGTTCGCCGTGCTGCTCTGTTCCCGAGCTACTAAGGTGGGCTCCAACAAACGCCAGTGCGTTTTTCTCAAGCGTTCGCACGTCGCGCGGGGCAGTTTTTGGCTTTGATGTTTGCGGAACAAAATCAAGCCTTACATCACAAAGCGGCTCGGGCTTTGACGTACTCGACTGTTCAGAAGGGAACGCGATCGAGTGTGAGCTTGGATTCTATAACAACTACACCGGCTCAATTTCGATGGACTGTGCGCTGCGAGTTCCGGTTGGCTCGGAAGTAACGCTTACGCTCTCCGGCGACATACCAAACAAGGCGTACATCTTTGCGGGTCTGAAATCAGCGAGCGAGGCGACTGTCCGGAACAAAGCCAGTAGCTTCCAGTGGCAGAGACAATACACTCCGGACGTATTGTGGGACCCAATGCCTTATCAGTTTGGTGGCAGTGAGCTGACCGACGTAGTGTTGTGGGAGCGGGCAGAGTTATATTCGTGGCCGTGCGGTAGTCTGAATACGGTCTTCCCGATTTATTCACTTAACGCCAACGCGCCTCCGCGATTCAATGGAAACGCGATTCAGGTAATGCTCAACGAGCTGCAACTGACGACATTCAGGGGCGATGTCGTGTGTACTACCGATCAGTCAGGGTTTCGGTCGTGCTCTCCTAAGAGCACCATTTCTCGCACAACTCAGCACACAACATCCGATCAATACTGCATGCTTGAAATGTTCTTTCGTCGGAATGGTGGCTCGTCTGGCAAGCACGCTTTTGCGGTGACGCTGTCGTGGTAGACGCCAGATCGCACATCGCCGAAGCGTGCCCACGGTGCGACGTGGCGTTGGTATTGGCTGTCGCTGCAAGCAAGGCGACCGACGACGCCTTGGCGGCAATCGTGTCTTCGCAGGGTGGCGATGCGACGGCAGTGCTGCGTGCCGTCCGGCCTCCGCGATCGCCCGGCCTGGGCGACTACGTCCACGCCGGCCTGTCGGCCGTCGGCATCACGCCCGGTCGCGTGGCCGCCGCGCTCGGCGTCGAGGACTGCGGGTGCGAGGAGCGGCGGGAGCTGCTGAATCAGGCGGGGTACGCCCTCGGGATCGGATCGCCGCCCTCCCCCCCACCGGGGGAGCCACCGGACGGGGTAAAATAAGGTTGACCCCAAAGCGTCCTACCGGACAATACAACCTCGCTCAAGGACTCGAGCGATGCCCTGGTGGCCCATCGACGACGAGTTCTGCGACGACCTCGACGCCGAGGTCGAGGAGATGCTCCCCATCCAGTTCGAGCGAGGGTCTGGTGGACGAAGCACTGGCTGACAAGATTCTCGCCGAAGCCACCCAGGCTTCGGTCCGGAAGGTGGCAGACTGGTTCGACGCGATCCCCGAGGAGCACAAGGCCACGCTCCTCCTCGTCAGGCAGCGGTTCCAGGCGACCAGGCAGGCGACCAAGACGCTGCCCATCCGCGTTGCTGAGAACATCTACCGCCAGCTTGAGCCGCTCGGCTGCAAGCTCCCGGCCAACAAGAGGACCGTCGCCGGATGGCTGACCAGCAACTAGCCGACGGCATCCTGGCAGCCGCCGCCGCCGCGACCACGCCGAAGCCGGCCGCCGACGCCGAACAGGTGACGCAGCGGCGCGAGGGCGACGTTGTCGAGGCACGCTCGACCAGCCGCCGCATCAAGACCGTCGAGGACTTGCTCGCGCACATCGAGGCGGATATGAGCCGCTACGAAGTCGCCGCATCCGAGGCGACCAAGTGGGAGGTCGGGGCGGCAGACGGCGAGGGCGGCGTAACAGTCACCGAGCTGCACCGCGTCTGGGTGAAGCTCAAGCCGAAGGCTGGGCCGAGCGTCAAGGAATGCGTCGAGGCGATGGTCGCGGCGGCGAGCAAGCAGATCGCCGTACCGAAGACGCCGAAGCACCGCAAGCGACGGGACGGCCTCTGGAGCCTCGTTGTCATCAGCGACCTCCACATGGGATCGCGATCGTGGAGGCACGCCACGGGCCACGACTACGACATCTCCATCGCTGAACAAGTCGCCGCCAAGACCACCTCGGAGCTGATTCAGAGGAGCGAGTCGCTCGGCGTCACGAGACGGTCCATCGTACTTGCCGGGGACACACTTCACTTCGACACGATCTCCGGCACGACCACCTCTGGCACCTACCTCGACCGTGACACCCGCATCCAGAAAGCCATCGAAAGCGCGGCGGAGGTGGTGTTCAAGGCCGTCGAGATGTCTGCGGGCAGCGTTCAGACCGATGTTGTCATCGTCCCCGGCAACCACGACACGGCGATGACGTGGGCACTTCAAAAGATACTGGTCGAGAGATACCGCAACGACAAGCGGGTCACGGTGAACGCGGAGTACACAAGCCGAAAGTACCTCGTTCACGGCAAGAACCTTGTTGGCGTGACGCACGGCGACAAGGGAAAGAAGAGGCTAGCCGGGATCATGGCGCTCGAGGCTGCCGCCCACTGGGCGCACTGCGCTCACAGGGAGTGGCACGTCGGCCACCTCCATCACCAGGCCGCGGAGATCAGCACCATCGACGGGGTCATTGTCCGAACGCACCCCACTGTCGTCCCAAGCGATGCGTGGCATTTCGACATGGGTTTTGTCGGCGCGGAGCGGGCCATGCAGGGATTCGTCTACGCACCGGAGGGCGGAATGCTTGAGTTGCACATGGCATACGCGGGGAGCAAGCCGTGACCAAAGACGAGAGGCTCGCTGCAAGAAGAGCCGCATACGCATCAATGCCAGCCGAAAAGAAGGCGGAGATGCGTAAGAGAGAAAACGCCGCGTCTCAAGAGAGACGCCGGACTGAGACGCCTGAGCAAAGAGAACGTCGCCTGAGCGAAATGAGAAAAAGGGCGGCAAGAATACGCGCGTCGGAGAGTCCCGAGAGAAGGATCGCGAGGCTTGCCTATCTGCGCGAATATAAGCCGCGGTACGCGGAAGAAAACAAAAGCAAGATTGCGAAGCAGTCAAAAGAGTGGTACGCGAGATGCCGCGAAAGCATTTTGGAGAAGTGTCGCAAATATCGAGCCGCGAACAAGGCTCTCGCCTACCGGAGGCACAAAGCCAAGCTGAAGTCGAACGTGCAGTACATGATTGCCAGCCGACTTCGACACAGGGTTTACATGGCTATCAGAAGCGCGGCCGCAAAGAAGTCTGCCAGGACGATTGAGCTTGCCGGCTGCACGGCCGACGAGCTGGTTGGATGGCTTGAGTCGCAGTTTGTCGATGAGATGAGCTGGTCGAACGCGGGCAAATGGCACATCGACCACGGCGTTCCGTGCGCGGCGTTTGACTTGGCCGACGAATCGCAGCAGCGAATCGCGTTCCACTACACAAACCTCCGGCCTTTGTGGGCCAAAGAGAACTGCGCCAAACGAGACCGACTCGTCATACAGAAGCCGGAGGGCAGGCGGTGGAGTCTCTCCGACATAGCCAGGGCGAAAGAAGCGTGTCCCGCACCGAGGACCGCATGACCGAAACCGACTACCGCCCCGAGGGCGGCCTTTCTTCCATGCACGTTGCGGGGCCGACGCAATGACCAAGGAGCCTCGAATGCCCATTGATCTCACCAGGCGATACGCCAAGTTTCGGGTAGCGCGGCGATTCATCTGCGAGCACCCGGCGGTCACGGCGGAGTTCTTTTCTGCCATGCAATTTATCCCATTTCGCGTTGATTATCTGCTTGAGCAGGACGAGCTTTTCTATACGGGATGCAGCCCCCTCTTTCCAGAGTGCCCGCCGGAATGCTACGCGAGCGAAGTGCTCGTTGTTGGCCGAAGGGAAGGCGAAGACCGCGACATCTTTCTTGCTCAGTGCTTCCGCGGGGCGATGAAAAGGATTGTCGTCGCACTGCCTGCCCGTGAGAGCGCAGACGTGAAGGAGTCGCCATGACCTTCTGTCACCTGTTCGCTTTCGTCTGCCTGTTTGCATTTGGGAATACGTTTTCGCACGGGTGGGAAGGCGAGCCGCCGGGGCAGGAATACTCGCTCAAGGCTGGCGATCGGGTGCTGTTTTGGGTTCCAGACGAAATGCCGCCGCAGTACGGCGAGGCGATTCTCATGTGGGGCTACGTCCCGGCGATTCGGCGAGACAACGGCGGCGGAACTCTGTTTTTCTGGCGGGGGCACCGTGCCGCCCGCGTGCATTGGGTAAAGGGTGAAACATGACCGAAACCGACTACCTCCGCGAAGCCTGCCGCTACGCGGCCACCCGATCCGATGACCCGAGCACCCAGAACGGCGCGGTGCTGGCGTCTGGCCGGCGGCTGATCTACGCCGCCAACAGATTCCCGGCGGGCGTCGCAGTTACGGGCGAGCGGCTCGAAAGGCCGCTCAAGTATTCGTTCATGGAGCACGCCGAGCGCGGGGTGATCTACGCCGCGGCGGCGGCCGGCGTGCCGACGGCTGGGGCGACGCTCTACTGCCCCTGGTTCGCCTGCGCCGACTGCGCGCGGGCGATCATCTGTGCCGGCATCAAGGAGGTCGTCGGGCTGTCGCTGCCGATGGACGACGAGGCGGCGAAGCGCTGGGCCGAGAGCGTCGAGAAAGGGCTTTCGATGCTGGCGGAGGCCGGCGTCGGCCAGCGGTGGCTGACGGTTGAACTAGGTGTGACAATGCTTCGCGATGGGAGGTACATCCGATGCTGATTGGGCTCTGCGGTGCCGCCGGTTCCGGTAAGGATTCGGTAGCATCTTTCCTTACAGAATACCGCAAGGTCGCCTTTGCCGATCCGCTCTATGAGTGCGTCTCGGCCATCACCGGCATCCCGGTAGAGCAGCTCAAGGATCGGGTGGTCAAGGAGTCGGTGATCCCGTGGATCGGGAAGTCGCCGAGGCAGTTGATGCAGTCTCTCGGCGGCGATTGGGGGCGCGACACGATCCACCGCGAAATGTGGGTCAGGCGGGCCTTTCAGCGAGTTGACGCAACCCTCACCAGCTTCGGCGACGATATTGTGCTTCCCGACGTTCGGCACATCAACGAGGCGTCGGAGGTTCTGTGCAGGAGCGGCCTGATCTGGAAGATCGTCAGGCCGGGGCACGTCTGCCTTGCCAGCGAGGCCGCCAAACATCCCAGCGAGGCCGGAATCCCCGACAGAATGGTGTCGAGGGTAATCCTCAACGACGGCACCCTCGATGACCTCAAGCGGAAGGTGCAGGAGGCTATAATTCGGAGATAGCCACCAGCCAAGACATCCCGCCCAAGGAGGGGCAGAATGGAATCCGACGAGCAGACCCCTTCTTCGCTGGCCGAGATGGCCTACCGCGTGGCGGAGCGATTCGGCCTGCCCGTGATCATCATGGGCGTCGTCCTCTGGTTCGCACGGGACGCCGCGGTCGTGCTCCACAGCACGGTGTTCATCCCGATCGTAAAGGGACACACCGAGTTCCTCGACAAGACGAGCAACACGCTCGAGGAAATCAGCACGACGCAGCGGCAGCAGGCAGCGACCATTCAGGAACTCGCCGCCGGCCAGCGCGAGATCCACCAGGCGGTGGTCAGGAAGACGGGCCAAGCATCGCCGCCCACGAACTAAGGGAGCGACGCCGTGCCAACATTCAGTCAGCTTCCAGGCGCACTCGACCTCGTCTTCATCAAGTCCGATGAGGTGAACGTCGCGCTGAACCTTCAGCGTAACATCACCGGCTACACGCTCACGTCGGCGATCTTCGACGCCACGCCGAACGCCATCGCCGGAGGCTTCGGCTCGCAGGCGGCGTTCGGGGCCACCGTCGTGCAGCCGACGATCGGCGTCGTCAACGCGACCACGGGCGAGCTGATCCTTGGGCTCTCCGAGGCTCAGACCGGCACGCTCTCGACTACCGGCAGCTATCGCTGGTACTTGCGCTGGGTGGCCCCCGGCGACATCACCCGCACCATCGTCTCGGGCTCCGTTACGGCGAGCGCACCATGAGCGAAATCTCTGTCGTTGTCGTCGGCTCGACAAGCATCTCAAGCACCGTCGGGAACGGCGACAGCGTCAACATCTCGGTCACCGACCAGTACCAGGGCGGCGGCAACGGCGCTGCTGCGACGGTGCAAGTCGGCACCGTCACGACGCTGGCGACCGGCGAGAACGCCACTGTCCAGAACGCGGGCACGGCCTACGCCGCCAAGCTGAACTTCGGGCTGCCGCGGGGGGCGGCCGGCGCGAGCAACACGCTCACCATCGGCACCGTGACCAGCGGCACGGCGGCGGCAGCCACGATCACCGGCAACTCGCCCAGCCAGGTGTTGAGCCTGACGCTGCCGGCCGGCGCTGCCGGCCCCGCGAACAAGCTGACCATCGGCACCGTTGCCGGCGGCACGGCGGCGGCGGCCACGATCACAGGCAACGCCCCCAGCCAAGTGTTGAGCCTGACGCTGCCCGTCGGGGCCACGGGGCCGGCAAACAGCCTATCCATCGGCACCGTGTCGGCCGGCACCGCCGCGGCGGCAACCATCACGGGCAACGCCCCCAGCCAGACGCTCTCCCTGACGCTGCCCTACGGCCAGCCGAACAGCCTTGCCATCGGCACGGTCTCGAGCGGGACGGCAGCCTCGGCGACGATCACCGGAACCTCTCCCAGCCAGACGCTCTCGCTCGTCCTGCCTGCCGGGCCGCAAGGTGCGACCGGCCCCGCGGGGCCGGCGAACAGCCTGTCGATCGGCATCGTCGCATCCGGCTCATCGCCGGCCGCGTCGATCACCGGGACCGCGCCGAATCAGGTGCTCAATCTTGTGCTGGCACGCGGCGACGCTGGCGCGGCGGGGGCGACCGGGGGTGTTGGTCCCGCGAACACGCTTGTGATCGGCGATGTCGTCGCCGGCTCGCAGGCCGGTGCCAGCATCACGGGCACCGCCCCGTCGCAGACGCTCAACCTCGTCCTGCCCGTCAGCAACATCTCCATTGGCACGGTCTCGAGCGGCACCGCGGCGAGTGCGGTCATCACCGGCTCTGCGCCAAGCCAGGTGCTCTCGCTTGTACTGCCCGCTGGGGCGCAGGGAAATGTCGGCCCCGCCAACAGCATCGCGATCGGGACGGTGAGCAGCGGGACGGCGGCGGCGGCGACCATCACTGGTGCTGCGCCGTCGCAGACCCTCTCGCTCGTGCTGCCGGCCAGCAGTCTCTCAATTGGCACCGTGAGCAGCGGCACCGCGGCCTCTGCCACGATCACCGGCTCTGCCCCCAGCCAAGTGCTTTCGCTTGTGCTGCCCAAGGGCGACAAGGGCGACACCGGGGCGGGCGGCGGCGGTTCGTTCTCGTGGGCAAGCGTACCGTCGCTCCCAAACTCGGCCGGCTCGCCGGGCGATCAGGCTTACGACGACAGCTACCACTACATCCGCGTCTCAAGCCAGTGGAAGAGAACGCCGCTATCGACGTGGGGGTCGTTCCTTCCAATCCCGCTGATGACGAGCAGTACGGCACCCAGCGGCGCGGCGTCGGCGTCGGCAATTCTGTCGAGCGGCCTTGAGGCGTGGCACGCCTTCGACAAGACGACCGTTACCACCGACGACTCGTTCTACGCCTCGCCGAACCCCGCCACGAACAGTTGGATTCAGTACGCATTTGACTCTGGAACAACCAGCCAGGTTGGAGGCTACACGATCACGAGCCGCGCGAGTTACGCTTATGGCAACTCAGCATCGGCGCAGTCGCAGGCACCGACGGCGTGGACGCTCTCTGGATCAAACGACGGCTCATCGTTCGACACGCTCGACACCCGCACGGGGCAGACATTCTCAGAAGGTCAGACCCGCACCTTCACGCTGGGCGCTAGCGCCAACTATCGCTTCTATCGCTGGACGTGGACGGCAACTCCCGCGGGCGGGCCCGTTGTGGTTCCGAAGATTCAACTGGTGGCTGCATGAGCGCAACCTTCTCCCAACTCCCCGGCACGATGAACCTCGCCCTCAAGCGGGGCGACTCCTTTGCTACCACCGTAGACTTCGACGGCGTGACGCTGGTCGGCTACACGGCGACGGCGACCGTTGCGAGCCTTGTGACGGGCACCACGGTTGCCACGATGACGACGAGCATCGTTGATCCCGCCGCGGCGAAGGTCACGATCGGCCTGACGAACGCGCAGACCGCTGGTCTGACCTCCGGCACCTACGCCTGGCGGATGGATTGGGACGCCCCCGGCGGGACGCACCGCGCGGCCCTCCAGGGCACGGTGGAGGTCATCCCGTGAGCGACATCGTCGCCGTCGCACAGCCGTCGGTCATCTCGGCGAGCGTCTCTGGCGGCTCAATCTCGGCGAGCGTGTCGGCAGCGTCGATCACGGCGTCTGCCGGCGGCGGCGCTGGTGCTCAAGGCCCGCCGGGCTCACCCGGGCCAGCGAGCAGCCTGTCGATCGGCACCGTGACCAGCGGCACCGCCGCCGCGGCAATGATCACGGGGGACGCCCCGAGCCAAGTGCTTTCGCTGGTGTTGCCTCGCGGGGCGGCTGGAGCGGCCGGCAGCCAAGGGCCGGCGGGCGCGGCCGGGCCCGCGAACGTCTTGACCATCGGCACGGTCTCGAGCGGGACGGCAGCCTCGGCGACGATCACAGGCAGCTCCCCCAGCCAGGTGCTCTCGCTCGTTCTCCAGAAGGGCGACCAGGGCAGCGTCGGCGCGCAAGGGCCGGCGGGCGCGACGGGGGCCACCGGCGCGGCCGGGCCCGCGAACGTCTTGACCATCGGCACGGTCTCGAGCGGGACGGCAGCCTCGGCGACGATCACTGGAAGCTCCCCCAGCCAGGTGCTCTCGCTCGTGCTCCAGAAGGGCGACACCGGCGCGGCCGGCACGACGGCCTTCTCTGGACTGACCGGCACGCCGACAACGCTCGCGGGATACGGGATCACCGACGCCGCGGTCTCCAGCCACACCCACGGCAACCTCACGAACGCCGGCGCGATCGGCTCGACGGCCGACCGCATCGCCGTCACGACGACGAGCGGCGTTCTCACGACCGCGGCGATCGGCTCTGGGCTGACGCTGTCCGGCGGCACGCTGACGGCCACGGGCGGCGGCGCCTCGCTCCCCGACCCCTACGAGTGCGGGACGTTCCCGTTGGTGAGCATCTCCGCGCAGCCGCAGGCCGCGAGCGTGACCGCCGGCGGCTCCGCGACGTTCTCGACGACCGCCACGGCCACGCTGCCCACGTCCACGATCTCCTACCAGTGGCAGCAGAGCACCGACGGAGGCACGACGTGGGCCAACGTCTCCGGAGCCACGTCGTCGTCGCTGACGCTGTCGAGCCTCACCACCGGAAGCAATGGCTACCGCTACCGCTGCCAGCTCGCGGCGAGCCTGTCGCTCGTGTACACGTCCTCGGCCACGCTCGCTGTGTCGTCGGGCAACCCGTTCTCGGCCATCCCGTCAGGTTGGACGGGAAGCGGCACGAGCGCGAGCCCGGTGGTTCCGAACGCGAACACGTCGCAGCAGGGGACGCTGACAGCCGGCGTCTCCGGGACGCTGCGAATCACTGGGACTGTTGCAGTGGATTCGGACGACGTGCCGGGCGTGATCCAGGTTGCAGGCGTAACGGTGAGGACATTCACCAGCGCTGGCACCGCCAACCCGCAGAGCGTGAATATCTCGCAGGCCATCACGGCGGGGCAGGTGGTAACGCTCACCGCGTGGCCCCTCGGCATCAGCAGCGGTGGCTATAGCGGATGGGGAACAAACCTCAAGTTCTGGATCGCGTGACGCATGGCCGCACCCTACACCAATCCTCCCCCGCAGCAGCCCCGCGGCACCGCGGCGGCGCTCGCCGCGAGCAATCTCGTAATCCCCGACGGCGTGATCGTCGTGGAGACGGACACGGGCAGGCTCAAGATTGGCGACGGCAGCACGGCGTGGAACTCGTTGCGCTACAGCACGATCGTAGTGGACGACGATCAGATCATCCTCGCCGCACAAATCTACGGGTGACGCATGGCAACGTATTCCAAAATCCTCCTGTCCGGCAGCACGCAGGGACGCGCGATCAAGGTGGCTGCGACAACGTCTGGCTCCGCAGGCACGACGCTCCACACCACCGGATCGTCCGCGTCGGTGCTCGATGAACTGTGGCTGTTCGCCGCGAACACCTCGTCGTCGCCAGTCGTGCTGACGATCCAGTGGGGCGGCACGACGGCCGTGGACAACGAGATCCCGCTGACGATCCCGCCGCGCTCCGGCCTCACGCTGGTCGTGCCGGGGCTCCCGATCACGGGCACCGGATCAGCGGGCAGCACGGTCGCGGCCTACGCGGCGACCGCGAACGTAATCACGATCAGCGGCTACGCGCACAGGATCACCTGATGGCAAATCCTCTGCGCCGCATGGGGGCGTCGGGCCAAGTCGCCGACTGGTTTCCACAGTCGGCGTCGATCGTGATCCCGTCGCGCGACGTGACGCCAATCCTGTCACCGCTGTCGCTGCCGGGCTTGATCTCGTGGCACGACTTTTCGTCAGCGTCGTTTCTCGCCACGGCGACGAACGGCACGGGGGCTGTGTCCAACTCGTCGCAGATCGCTTACATCGCCGACCGCAGCGGCAACGGCTGGCACGCCACGCAGTCGACAGCGAACAACCGGCCGACATGGAACAGCAGCGCAATTAACTCGCTTGGCGCGGGCAATTTCAATGGAAGCTCCAACTCACTGGCGACGACCGGCAATTACCCGTTGTCCGGTGACACGCCGTTCACTGTCGTGTGCGTCTCGACCCGCACGAGCGGCGTGCAGTGGAGCGTCAGCAACGCGGGGAACACGCAGGTAGCGTATTTCGCCGATGGGTTTGCGGGTGTCAGCTCGTTTTCTTTCAGCAGTCCGACCCTCTCCGGGCGGTTTACGCCATCGTCCGTTACGACGCCCGTAGTAACGTCCGTCACGGTCGGCGGGAGCGGTTTACAAAACTGCTACTTCCGGCGCAACGGCTCGCTGCAAGCCGTCACGTCGATAACGCAGCTGGGCTTGCGCAACTTCGACGCCACCGGGCTCGTGCTGCGGCTCGGAATAATGCAGTTGGCCTCAACCTCGTATCACTTGGGACTCTTGGGCGAGTGCGTGGTGTACGGCCGGGCGATCTCGTTGGCCGACCTGACGGCGCTCGAACGGCTGCTCGGCGCAAAGTGGGGGATCACGGTCGCATGACGCTTTCGTACTACCGCGCCGACGCCGACACCTACGAGCGAGTCCGCGCCGCGATCGACGCGGCGTGCGGCTGGCCCGACGCCGGGACGAAAACGTCGATCGAGCCGGCCGCGACGGCCCCGCGCGACGCGGCCGGGCGGGTGCTGCTGGCGGTGCAGCAGTGGCTCGCGGCCGCGGCGGCGGAGCAGCTCGCCGGGCTGGAGGAGATCACTGAGAGCGACTACCTGCCGGTGCCGCCGCCCGCGACGTGATCTACACAACCCTCGGCAGCACCTTCGGTGCGGGCTCCCCCGGCGAGACGATGCGGGGGTCGATGTAAGCCCGTGTTGTCGCGGCGCTCGCGTGCCCGAGGAGCCGCTGCGCCGAGCCCGGCCCGCAGGCCAACTCGTAAAAACTCGCCGTCGTCTTCCTGATCCTGTGAAACTTGCTCCGCCGATCTGACGGCAGCCCGGCTCGCTTCAGTAGCCGCGTGTACCTGGCCCAGAGGTGCGTCGGCGCGCGGTCCCACGGGATCGCCGTGTCCTCTGGTCGCCGCCGAATCGACCACAAGGCATCCGCGGTCTCGACGCTGATCTCGCGGAGGATGTCGCGCGACCGCCCCTTCCGGTTCTCGGCGCGGAAGAGCACGCTGCACCCGCGCACGTCGGAGCAGCGGAGAGCCATCACCGCCGAGATGCGTTCGCCCGTGTCGTAGCAGAGCAGCAAGAGCGCCCGCCACACCCTCTCCGCAGGGAAGCCGCAGATCACGGTGAGATCAAGCGCGGTTGCGGCGACGAGCTGCCGCATCTCGTCAGGCATCCACGCCTCCGGCACCCGCTCGGGGACGACGATGCGTGGCACCGAAGGCCACGTCGAGCAGAGGGAGCGGCGAGCGCAGAATCCCCAGATGGCCCTGATCTGCGTCCGGTCCTTGGCGGCAGTGGCGGCGGCCTTCGTCCGCACGCGGTGCGAGAGGAACTGAGCGACCGCCAGCTCCTCGAGGTGCGTCGTCTCTGGCGGCGCGCGAAGGAAGTCGCCCCACGACCGGATCGTGTAGCCGTAGAGCGAGACGGTCCTCTCAGACACGCCTGTCAACGGCGCGTAGAGGTTGTGAAGCACGTCGGTGAGAAGCATGGTGGCCGGTTACCCCTTAAGGAGTACCGCTTCCATGCGGCTATGCAAGGGCGCGAATCCGTTCCGCCGTGAGAATCCACGCCTTCACCAGCCGGCAGTGCGGGTGAGTCTGTCCAACAGTCTCCCGCCACCTCCTCCGAGCCGCCTGCACCGCGCCCTGCGGAGTTGCAGCCGTCACCACCATTTCGTCCGCGTCCTCGACTTCCCCATCTTGCCAATACATAATCACGGTGAACCGCGGCATGATGCCCTCCACATCGGTGAGGAAGAATCCTCTATCCTCCACTCGAGGTTGTCAACTGCACCTATAGGAAGGGGCATTTCATGGCCGGTTTTTCATTACCAGACCTGGCTCTAGGCTCTTTTGAGGCGGCTTGTGTCCTCGGCGTCCACTGGACTACCCCGGCCCGCATGGCGGAAAAAGGGCTCCTGACCACCCGCACGCTCCGCTCGCCGCTCGAGAATGACACCGACCGAGAGTTCGTCGTCTACTCCCTGCACGAGTGCATGAGGGACTTCGCGGAATACGAGGAGAAGCTCCGCTCTCGGGGGGGCAAGTCCGATCGCCGGCCCCGCGGCTTTGTGGACGAGCGGCCCCCGATGCTCAAGTACCTCGCCACGGTCGAGCCGATTCTGTTCGGCGACGCGATTTCCACGGGGGACGCTGGCGAGGTGCTCTGCACCCACTGGACGTTCTGCGCCCGACTCGCCGGCCAGAAGAAGATCAAGGGGCGCGTGCTCAGAAACAGTCGCCACCAGAAGAGTCGCGTCTGGGTGTTCTCCCGAGCGTCGTGCGAAGTGAACGCCGCGACGGCCATGCGGCAGCAAACCGCCGGCACGAAGAAGGGGCGTCCGCGGAAAAAGCCCGCTTGACTCTCGTTCGACAGCCTAGTACCCTGCCTCCACGACACCGGAGGCACAGGCTGTGCTTTGGACACACCAGCGGGAAGCTATTGAGTGGGCGAGGGGCCGCCGCTCCGTCCTCCTCCACATGGGGATGGGGACGGGCAAAACGAGAACAACGCTCGAGATCGTGAACGAGCTGCTCTCCAGCCGCAGCATCCGCCGGATTCTTGTCGGATGCCCCAAGGCAGTGATCCCCGCCTGGGCCAAGCAGGCGAGCCTCTGGCTCCCCGGCGTCCGTGTGATCTTGCTCGACAAACCGTCGTCGGCCGCGAAGGGCAAGCAAGTGGCGGCCGCGATGGCCGACACGACCCCCTGCATTGTCGTCGGCAACTACGAGAGTCTCTGGCGAATCAAGGAGATCGACAAGGTCGCCTGGGACGTTTTCGTCTGGGACGAGATCCACAAGCTCAAGAGCCACTCGGGCGCGGCCAGCAAGTGGGCGTCGAAGCTGGTCGCCAAGAATCCAAGGTCGATCCGAATCGGACTCTCCGGCACGCTGCTTGCCCACTCGCTGCTCGACGCCTTTGGCGTCTGGCGAGCCGTTGAGTCGCCTGAGTGCCCGACGTTCGGGACTCGGTGGGGGTTTTTCAAAGACCTCTACGCGATGACGAACCCGTCGGTGCCGGGGATGGTCATCGGCTGGAGAAACAAGGAGCAGTTCGCCAAGAAGGTCGCCGACACGACATTCGTGCGTCGGTCGGAGGACGTGCTCGACCTCCCCCCGATCCACCACGTTGACGTGCCGGTCGAGATGACGCCACGCGAGGGCAACGTCTACACGCAGCTCGAGAAGGACTTCTGCGCGGACGTTGAGGAAGGCCGGATCACTCCCGCAAACGCGATGGTCGGCCTGCTGCGGATGCTCCAAGCTTGCAGCGGGCACATGCGGCTCGACGAGCAGGATGCTGCCGTCGCCATCGATGACACGCCCAGCAAGAAGGCCGCACTCAGCGAACTCCTCGAGAACATGGATGACGGGGTTCGCGTAGTTGTTTTCTGCCGCTTTCGGCATGACATTGAGAGTGCGTTGGCTGCTTGCCGAGACATCGGCCTCGGTGCCAGCGAGCTGTCTGGTAAGATCGACAGGCTCGCCGACTGGCAGGCCGGAAAAACGTCGGTGCTCGTCGCGCAGATCAAGTCTGGCGGCGTGGGCATCGACTGCTCGAGCGCCAGCGTCGGAGTCTTCTACAGCGTCGGCCACAGCCTCTCAGACTGGCTCCAGGCCATCGCTCGCATTCACCGCCCCGGCCAGACCAAGACGACTCGTTTTTTCAGTCTCATCTCAGTCCTACGGGGCAAGACAACGGCCGACGGCCGCTGCTTTCAAGCCCTTCAGAAACGGCAGGAGGTCATTGATGCAGTCGTCAGCAGCTACCGAGCGGCTCGGGTCAACGCTTGAGAAGATCGCAACCTTGAGCGATGAGATCAGCGGGCTTGATGCAAAGGTGAAGGAGTTGGAGAAGCGCAAGGACGCGCTCGAGGAGATCGCCGTCGAGGAGATGGCGGCGGGGCGGCTCGACGGAGTTCGGGTCGCGGGAAGGAGTTGGCGCGTGTCCTGGGAGCACAGGATCAGCGCCACGGCGGCACAGACGGACGCTGTGCTCGCCGCCGTGAAGACCCTTGGGCTTTCGCCTGCGGAGCAGGCGAGTCTCGTCGGCGTGAACACCGGCAAGATCAAGACCATGCTCAAGGAGATGGCGGAGGCGGCCGGCAAGGATGTCCGCGCGCCTTGGGCCGATGGCACGCCGCTGGCCGGGCTCATCCACGAGTACGTCCAGCCGGTGCTCCGGTCGCAGAAGGCTGGTCGATAGGAGGGCCGGCAGCGTGCCGGCCCCGAAGGACGGTTTCTGGTCAAGGAGTTTCCAATGACCACGGCTCTTGCTCTGAAGACGATCGACTACCCCGCACTCGTGCCCAACAGCCGGCAGGCCCGCATCATCGCGGCCAACGTCGGCAACGAGCCCGTGCGGGAGCAGGACTTGACGAAGGTGTCCACGCCGGCCGGCGGCGGCACGGTGTGGAGCATCGACAACCTCGGCAACGTCGAGAGCACCGACGAGATCGTCGGGCTCTTGGTTGCCGAGGGCTTCCGCGGGACGCTCTGGCCGAAGGACGATCCGAGCGACAAGAGGCCGGTTATCGTGTCGCACGACGGCCTGGTCGGCTACCGCGTCGGCGACGATCTCGGGGACTGCGACCCGAAGGCGCTCGAGAAGTACCGGATTGGCGACCGCAAGTACGACTGGACGGCGATCTCGACCGGTCCTGAGTTCGGTTGGGGCTCCGGCAAGGGCGGCAAGAAGACTCGGAAGGTGAAGGAGTCCCGCGTGCTCGCGATCGTGCGGGTCGGCGAGATTTGGCCGCTCCTCGTGACCGTCGGACCCGGCAGCCTCGCGAACTGGGTGCCGTGGCGCAAGCGGCTCCCGTCGTTCGGCTACGAGTGCGTGATCGGGCTGAAGCTCCAAAAGGTGAAGAACGACGGCGGTCAGCCCTACTCCCAGATCGTGCCGCGGTTCGTCGGCCTGATCACCGAGGAGCAGGGTGCCGTCGCCGAGGAGATCTACCACAAGCCGCTCACGGCGATGTTCAACGCGCAGCCGCTGGGTGGCAGCGTGATCAGCAGCGAGGACGACGGCTCCACCGAGGAGTAGTCGCCGCGCCGTCGAGTCGGCGGCGACATCGGCTGGTCTCATCATCCCCAGCCGACCGGCAGCCTAGCCGGCGTTGGCTCGTAACCGCCGGAAGTCGTTGGCGCAGATCACCCCGGTCACCTATCCGCCGTGGGCCTGTGCTGGCGCATCTCTCCCCCTCCCGGTCGCCGCTGATGGCGGCCGGGAGGGGGTTTCTTTGTGGAGGGTTCGTGGATGCTGTACGCGGTGGACGAGAGCGGGCGAACGATTAGGGCCGCTCCGAAGCTGGACGCTTCCTGCCCCGGATGCGGAGAGAGCGTTGTCGCAAAGTGCGGAAATGTCATCGCGTGGCACTGGTCGCACAAGGCCGACGCTGACTGCGACAAGTGGAGCGAGCCGGAGACGATCTGGCACGCCGCGTGGAAGTCTCGGTTCAAGGATGTCGAGGTCGTGCGGGAGCGCGGAGGCGACAGGCACCGCGCTGACGCAGTTGGGCGCGGCGGGGTGGTGGTCGAGTTTCAGCACAGCTCAATCAGCCCGCTCGACATCGAAGACCGCGAGTACTTCTACGGAAACATGGTGTGGGTTCTGGATGTCGCCGATGCCTACAAAAAGGGGCGGATAAGAATAGATCACGCAGTCGGCAGCGACGGGGGCGAGTTCTGGAAGTTCCGCTGGAAGAGCAGGAAGACTTCGTTCGACTGCTCCGAGAAGCCGATCTTTTTAGACCTCGGCCGGGTGTGGACTCCGATCGGTCAGTACTTCTTCAAAGACAGGCTTTGGCGAGACATCGATTGGAAGCGGGACAACTTGCCGAGGTCTGCCGGGTGGTGGTGCCGAGCCATGCGAGCACCGACGCTTTTGCGGATCAAGAAGCACACCGCCGGCAAGGGGTGGGGCGTCGTGATGACGCACGCCGACTTTTGTCGCCACTTCGGTGGCGACCGGCACGCAGAGACGCTGGTGTCGCGGGTTGACTTTGACTACTTCTCGACAGAGTGGGTTGATGACCGGCGAATGCACGGCACGTCGCTCGGCCACTCGTGGGCTCTTGAGCAACTGGAAGCAACACACGGCAAGGAGGCTTCACAATGAGCGACGCCATCTTCAAAGCGGCGGCATGGTACGCGGCGCAGCACGGCTGGCCGCTGGTGCAGATTTACGGCATGCGCAACGGCGTGTGCATGTGCCGCAAGGGGGCCGAGTGCGGCACCCCCGGCAAGCATCCGATCCACGACGAGTGGCTGTCCCATGTGACAACCAACGAGGACGTGATCGCGAGCTGGTTTGAGGGCGGGCAGCCGTGGAACATCGGCCTGCCCCTCGGCCCGTCGAGCGGGCTGGTTGACATTGAATGGGACGACGAGAAGTCGTTCGCCGTGGCGAAGAGGTTTGGCCTGCTCGGCATCCCGACCGTCGGCTACTCCTCAAGCCGAGGCGGCCACCGCCTGTGGAAGCTCGACAAGCGGCTGATTGATCTACCCAAGGGCGTCCAGAAGCTCGACGGCCTTGAGGTGCGGTTCGGCGGCGGCGGCAAGATGTCGCAGTCGATCATTCCGCCCAGCGTGCATCACACCGGCAAGTGCTACGCCTGGGAGCCAGGGATGTCGCCCGACGACATTGAGCCTGCCGCCATGCCGGAGGCGCTCGTCCTCGCGGTGATCGCCGCGGTCGGCGGAGACGGCGGCGGCGAGGGGATGGTTACGAAGGACACCATCTTCCAGAAGGTGATCCTTGAGGGCGAGCGGCACGACTGCATGGTGAGCTGGATTTCGTCCGAGATCATGCGGATGCGTGATCCGCACTCGCCCGAAGAGCAGCAGAACGTGCTGATGATCGCCAGGGCGCTCAACAAGACCCAGATGGCCGATCCGCTCAAGGACGCCGAGATCAAGTCGATCTGGCAGTCGCAGCTCCGGTGGGGCATGAAAGCCCGCGCGGCTGGGGCCGTGAAGATCGCCAGCACCGACGAGAACGCCGACGAAAAGGTGCGGGAGGCGAAGGCCAAGAGCCCGCACACCGCCAGCGGCCTTGAGTTCCGCAGCGGCGAGTGGTTCCCCGGCCTCTGGCGGCTGACGGTTGTCCACTCTGACCCGAAGGAGTTCCGGCTGGGCGTGCCGTTGCCGGGTGCCGTCGATGACGACGACGACCGGATGCGGGTGTTCGTGTCGCTCACAAGCGCCGACTGGTCGAGCCCCATCGCCGTCGCCAGGAAGGTGCTCGAGGTCACGGGGACGATCGACGTGACCGACCCAAACCCGAAGGAGTGGGCGAAAATCTGGAACGGCTACTCCTTTAAGCCAGAGGGCGAGAAGAAGTCGGTCAAGGTGCGTGGCCTGAAGGTCAAGCTCATGGATGACCGGGAGGAAGAGTGGCCGCCGGCCGAGCAGCAGCGTTACGCTGTTGTCGCCGGCTGGCTTCTAGACGCCCTGTCGAACGTCGCCAGACCCGAGCCTGACTCCGATGACTCCTCGCCGCACCCGTCTGGCAGACCGTGCTGGGTGCGGGCCGGCGAAGGCTACGACCTCTACTTCTCGTGGAGCCGGGTGTTTGAGGACATCCAGAAGACGAGGAAGGTGCCGCTCAACGAGGGAGACCGGATTTCGCTCAAGAGGCGGATTCTGGCGAAGACAAGAGAGGCTGAGTTTCGGGTCGAGAGGGTCAGGACTGAGGCCGGCGTGAAGCGGAGGTACATCGTCTGGACTCAGGCCCATATTGCCCATCTTGAAGATATTGCCCATCCTAGCGGCCAAGAAGACCAAAAAGCCCTTATATATGGGGGCCAAATTGAATCTGAAAAACCAATTACGAGCGCGGGAAACCGGGAAAGTGGGCCAAATTGACGCAAGTGGCTACCGGGCAAGACTTTACGCTGGCCCACAAACCCGGACCACAAATCCTCAAGGAAGGAAAAGCGGGACATGACTCAGATTGCCAGGCTTATCGGCGGCGCGGGCACGGGGAAGACCACCGAGCTTCTCAAGATCATCACTGAGGCGGCGGGGGGGGTCGGCGGTGACCCGTCGGCGATTGGCTTCGCCAGCCTCACGAGGGCGGCGAGAGAGGAGATGGTGTCGCGGGCGTCAGAGGCTTTCCAGTGCCACGCCAGCGCCCTTGAGAAGCATGGCTGGTTCCGAACCGTCCATTCGACTTGCCACAAGATGCTGAAGATCGGCGGAGACGAGATGCTGGGCAACGACGACAAGGCGTCGAAGTGGATCGCAGACCGGCTGCGGGTGTCTGTGTCGTGGAAGAAGGTCGCCGACAGCGGCTACTCGGCCTGCGTCGGCGACACCGAGGCGGCTGCCTCCCTGACGCTCTGGGACATCTCCAGAAACCGCATTGAGCCGCTGGCGGCCATCCATGCCGAAAAGTCGAATGCGGGCCTGGAGGTGCCTCCTATCGCCACCGTGAGGCACTTCGTCAAGAAGTACGAGGAGGCGAAGCGGCTGGACGGGAAGAGGGACTTCGTGGACATCCTCGGCCGGTACTCTGGCGTTCGGTTCGGGATCGACGGGCCGGAAGAGGTCGAGCCGGAGGGCGACACGCCGCTTGGCGTGCGGGTGTGGGTTTTCGACGAGGCCCAAGACTCCTCGAGGCTGGTCGATCGGGTGTGCCGGAGGCTGGCGCATGGGCCGGGGGTCAAGTGGACGTATCTCGCCGCAGACCCTTTCCAATGCCAGCCTGCGGGAACGCCCGTGCTCACGACAGCCGGATACCGTTCGATTGAGTCGCTTGACCCTGCGTCCGATTGGCTGATCGCTTTCAACACCAGAGAAAGCACCTTCTACGGGTTTGGGAAAAAGATACCGTTCCAGACGGCGAGCCGAGAAGTGGACTCCGGCGACCTCGTCGAAGTCACTTTTACAGACGGCACAAAGTCGCTCTGCACGCCGAATCACAAATGGGTAGTTAGGACAGTGAAGAAGGAGGCATACGCGACGTACATCATGCGGAAGGGCGATCGGTGGCGCATCGGAACGGTTCAGATGTTCGCGAATTCGTCGCCTGCGTCGAAGAACAAGAACGGCGAGTTTCGCGTGAAAATGCGCATGAACCAAGAGGATGCGGACTCTGTGTGGTTGCTTCGCGTCTTCAATACAGATCGGGAGGCCCGCATGTACGAGCAGATCGTCTCGTTCAAGTACGGCATCCCGCAGGTCACCTTCAGGCCACCTTGTGGCTGCAAAAACAACCTAGACGCAGAGTTCATCGAAACGGTTTTTTCTTCGCTAGGAGACTTGACCGACAAGGCGACAGCCTGCCTCGCCGATCATCGCCTAGAGATTCTTTTTCCGTTCTGCTCAAAATCCTGTCGGTCGAAAAACGGGAGCTTTGCGACACGCCTAATTCAGGCTGCGAATCTCCTGCCTGGGATTCACATTGTCCCCAAGATGCTGCCCGATCGCCATGCCCGCAGGAGCCGTTGGACGGACTCAATCGGGCCGCGGTCTATCGGCAACCAGTGCGAGTGGGTCGGTATTCAGTCGGTCAATAGACTACCGAGCGGGGCGTCGATTCGAGTCTATAGCCTCAATGTCGAAAAGCACCACACTTACGTCACGACAAACGGGATCGTGACGGGGAATTCAATTTTCGGCTTCGGGGGGGCAGACTACAACAACTTCCTCGCATGGGAGGTTGACAAGGAGCGGACGATGCCGCAGTCGTGGCGGTGCCCGCGGCCGGTCATGGAGCTTGGCGAGAGGTGCCTGAAGCGTATGAATCGGGGTTACTTCGACAGGAAGATCGCCCCGGCCGCCCACGACGGCTGCGTCATCCGCGAGCAGTCTGTCGAGCGTGCCCTGGGTCAGGTGGACAGCAGCCGAACGACCCTGATTCTGGCGAGGTGCAACTACTCGCTGGCGAAGTTCTCCGAGATCCTCGAGTCGAGGAAGGTGCCGCACGCCGGCATCAACGAGAAGGACGACACGAAAAGCCTCGTCGCCTACAACGCCTACTGGAAGCTCCAGCACGGCAAGGGGATCGGCGGGCACGAGTGGAAGGCTGCGATCGAGCTGACGCCCGTGAAGGCGACCGGAGACGCCGTGTTCCTCCGCCGCGGCGAGAAGGCGGCGTGGAGCCAAGGCCGCCGGGAAAACATCGACTTCATCGGAGCCGACGAGATCATGCAGCTCGGAGGCGCGACGGAGGCGCTGGTGGCGGCGATCTCCAGCGGAGGGTGGGCCGCCCTCCTCGACCGCGGCAAGAAGTGGTATGACGCCGCCAGGCGTCATGGCCCCGAGACGGCGACGAGGCCGAATGTGAGGCTCTCGACCATCCACGGCGCGAAGGGAATGGAGGCCCAAGACGTTATCCTCGCGACCGAGACATCGGCTCGCGTCGAGCTTGAGCGGGAACTCGACCCGCGGTGCCACGACGAAGAATGCCGGCTTGAGTACGTCGGCGTCACCAGGGCAAAGGAGCGGTTGGTGGTCTGCGATTCCGACGAGCCCCACGCGATGGAGATCCCTCGATGACCCTGCTTTTCGACATCTCGCCAGACGAGCCGACCCGCGGGGGCAAGCGGAAGCCGGCTCCGCTGCCGCAGGCCGCCGAAGGGGCGTCGGTCGCGATTCCAGAATCGCGACCGACGCCACAGCGTGCCCTCCTCCCGCTCGGCAAGCTCGACCACACCTACCAGTGCGCTGACGAGCGGTGTCGGGCGGAATGCCACGACATCCTGCACGAGGACGGCCGGGAGTGGCTGATCTCGTGCTGCTTCTGCGGCACGGCACAGTGGGTGCGTGTGATCGCCGGCCACCTCCCTCCCGAGGCCAACTTTGTCCTTCGGGATGGTCGGTTCGCCGGGCTGACGCTGGCGGAGGTGGCTCGTGATCCTCGAGGCCAGGACTACATCGCCTGGGCGGCAGAAAGTCACCCAAGGAAGCCGGTGAGGGAGGCCGCAAAAAGACATCTTGTGGCGAAGGCGGCGACTTGCTAACCTACCCACCGCGACAACCGGAAAGGACTCCGATCTTATGGCCCTCTGCCTCACTCGCCGCCCCGGCCAGACTCTCGTTCTGGACCGCCCGAAGATCCGAATCACGATCGACAGCGTGAAGGGGAAGAGCGTGAGGATCGTCATCGACGCGCCGTCGCACGTCAAGGTTCTGCGAGAGGAGCTTGTCCTGCGGCTTCCCGCCGCCACCGAAGGAGAGAAATGATGGCGAAGAAGACTTTGGTCGCACCGACGAAGCAGAGCGTGGAGGAGTGGATGAAGTGGATGACGAACGTGCTCTCGCCGAGGGTGACGAGCACCGAGCAGGCCGTGTCTGCGTTGCGTCGCGACCTTAACCAGCTTGGTGCCGTCTCGTCGGCGAAGATCGTCGGGCTCGAAGGGGCCACCTCCGACCTGTTGAAAAAGATCAGCGATGTTGAGGCGCACGGTTGCGGTATCAGCAAGTTAAACGACTTGAATGACCGCAACCTCCGCAGGCTTGTCGAGTCGTTTGACGAGGGCTCCGAAAGGCGCGACTGCGAGCTTCGCGGGGAGATCAACCGTCTTCGTGGCGTGACCGACGCCCTCCGCTTGGAGATCAACCGCCTCCACACCGAAATCATCGTGACGCAGGGCCGACTTGAGCAGGCCAGCCAGCGGCCGTGGTGGCGCAGGATTCTGTGATCGTCTTCCCAGAGGGGTATGAGATGGCTGTTACGCACCGAATGGCGACGTTCGCGACCGGCACCTCGCCGAGCTACGCCCAGTTTTACGATGCTGGCTTGCGAAGTGAGCAGCTCGCGTGGGCAGAGCTTCGCCAGCGCGGCGACCACCTGCAAGCAACCCTCGACGCCGAGCACTCGTGGGAAACCCGCCGCTGGCGGCTCGCGCACGACCTCGCCGTGGCGATGGCTGACCGCTGCCAGGACGGCCTGATGACGCCGGGTCAGTTTGGCGAGCTGGTTACGGACATCGCGACCGCAGTTGTCGTATCGTGCGGGATGAGAGAGAAGGACGAGGAGGCCGAGCGGCAGCGCGTCGCCTGCGCGAAGCTCTTCGACGAACTGGAGAAGAAGAAGTGAACGACTCCCGACGCGGACTGCTTCAGTCGCTCCTCGCCACGCCGGCCCTGGCCGCCGCCGGCATCAAGAACGTCGAGGGCAAGGAAGTCGCCGTGCCGAAGGCTGGCAGGACGCTGCTCGTCTTCAAGTTCACGGCACCAGCAACGCTTGATGCCCACGAGCACTTGAGCGGAAAGGTTCGGGCGATGCTCGACGACGCCGGCCTCGTGGACGTTCCCGCCATCCTGCTGCCGCACTGTGTCGATGTTCAGCCAGTTTCTCTAACGGAATGGGAATGACCATGTTCGGACTTGGAACGATTGAGATCGCGATCATCGGTGCCGTCGCTGTGATGCTGTTCGGAGGCCGGCTTCCGAAGGTTGCTCGCAGCTTCGGCCAGAGCATCGTGGAGTTCAAGCGCGGCTTCCTTGAGGTCGAAGCCGAGTGCAAAGAGATTGAGAAGACGATTGAGGGGAAGGTGGGGTGATGGCCTTCAACGTCAAGAAGATGGTTGCCGAGGCACAGGCAGCCGCAGAGAAGTGGCTGGCCGAGGAGAGCGTCGAGTCTCGTGTCAGTCGCATTCTGCACCGTCGGCTCGAGGCGATCTCGGCGCAGCTCCTCGGTTTTCAGCCGCCTGGATGGGGTGGGCAAAAACACTGGGAAATCGACAACTGCAACGGACGCACTGCGAACACCGCGGCTGGAAGCTACATCCGCGAGCACGCCGAGTCGGCCGTCAAGCAGGTGCTCGACGAACTCGTCGGCAAGCTGCCGCCGCTGCCGGCGTCTGCAAAGAAGTCGCTGATCCGGTACTACCACGACCGCGTCGAGTACGAGGTTCGCCAAGAGTTGAAGGAGCTTGCGGTCGAGCGCGCGAAGGAGCTGGCGAAGCGCATTCTTGATGACGCTGTGGAGCCGCAATGAACAACTGGATTCAAGCCACAGAGCAGTCCCCGCCGGTCGGCAAGCTTCTCGTTGTCGGCCGTCCGATGCCCGATGGCACCGAGGACATCTTCGTTGGATTCATTTCGCCGAGGGTCAGGGTGCCGACTTGGACGCGAGTCTCGCTTGTGGCGAGCGGCGATGTGCAACCGACGGTCGTCGGTTCGGTCAGAACAACGGACTTCTGGCGGCCCCTTCCGGAGTGGATTTGATTATGAACCGACGAGACTTCTCAGCCGCGATTTCAGCCCTGCCGGCGTACTTGGGGTGCGGCCGGATTGCGGCATCAGCAGCCGAGCCGCGTGCGAAGCGCATCGTGAATCGGAGGAGCGTGACGATCCTCAAGGTGCCCGACGACTGCCCGTGCCGGATCTTCGACGCCAACGGCGTCGAGATCATGTACGCGACACATGCGGAGATTGAGACTGGTGTTGTTGAGCAGCTTGTGTGCGACGACTCGAGCGGAACGCCGGTCTTCGCCCTCGACAACTACCGCGAGATCAAGCGTGTGCGAACGACGTTCCCGGCCCCGCTGACCTACATCCGAGGTTGAGCATGGATCGTCGCGGATTCATCGGTGCTATCTCGGCGTTTGTCGCCGCCACAACTTCAGGCGTGCGGATGCCGTCCGGTGCGGAGGCCGCATCAGCGGCCTCCGCACTTGCTGCGCCTGTGCCGCCGCCCCAAGCGAAGAAGCCAGCCGCCGACCCGTCCGAAGCCATCGTTCTTCAAGACAACCTCCTCTCAGAGATTCGCGGATTCAGCGTCATCTCGTATTCCGAGAACATCGGCTACGAGGGGCGGCGGCTTCGGCTCGTGTACGTTTACGACGGCCCGAGCCTTCTGACAGGAAAGCAGCACGACGAATTGATCTCTTTCTTGAGGCCGGTGCGGGTCACGATAAGCAGCGACCCCATCGTAGTGTCGAGCATGGGAGGGCTTGCTCACCGACTCGTCCCTGGCCCTCGCACCGTCACCGTGGAGTACGCATGACCACCGACTTCTTTCCGCACCACCAGCCGTTCCAGAAGATCCCGCGGCTGATGCGCGAGATTGTCATCACCGAGAAGATCGACGGCACGAACTGCCAGGTGACGATCAACAACGGCCGTATCTTCGCTGGCTCAAAGAACCGTTGGATCACGCCCGAGAGCGACAACTACGGCTTCGCGGCGTGGGTGCAGAGGCATCACGACGAGCTGCTGGGGCTCGGCGAGGGCACGCACTACGGTGAGTGGTGGGGCGGCGGATGCCAGCGCGGCTACGGCCTCAAGAAGGGCGACATGCGCTGGAGCCTCTTCAACGTCGGCCGGTGGTGCCTGCACAACGACTTGCCGAAGCCCCGCACCGGCCCCGGAGGAGTCCAGGGCTACAATGACAGCGGGCCTGCCATGCAGGAGCCGCTCCCGGCGTGCTGCGGCCTTGTGCCGGTGCTGTACCGCGGGCCGTTCAGCGAGAACGCCATTGCTTTCAAACTTGGAAGCCTGAAGCTACGCGGCAGCTTTGCCGCCCCCGGCTTTATGCAGCCCGAGGGCATCATCGTCTATCACGTTGCCGGCAAGCACTACTACAAGCGAACGCTCAAGCGCGACGAGGAACCGAAGGGGGTGCGCAATGTTGCGTCGTGAGTTCCTCCAGTCGCTCGCCGCCTTTGCCGCGGCGGCGGCAGCCGGCGGCACCGTCGCCAAGGCTGGCTTCACGCCGCCGGCAATTCCAGAGCCGGCCGTGTGGACCCCACCGCCCCCCGCGATCGGGCCTGGGATTGCGAATCTGACCGTAGTTCGCGGCGATGAGCTTCGCATGGACTTCGACTGCCCTGATGTGTCTTTGCCAAGGCACGAGGTCGGTTGGTGGGTGGGCAGGCTTAGTGGTCAGGCCGAGCAAATCAAGGGACAGTGGACGGGCTTTCGGCTCCACGCCGCCGCCGAGCAGACGGCGCGCATGCGGCCCGGCGTCGTGCCTTGGGGCATCGCGATCCAGGGACGAATCGACGGCGCTGCCCCGCAGACTCTTATCACCGGCCTTGCCACCATCCTCCCTGACGCATTCTGGAAGTCGCAGGAAGAGGTGCTCGGCTGGCTGCCCCGGATGCACGCCCTCGGCGTCGAGCCCCCTCGTCGCGGCTCCGGCGTCGAGCAAGTCTGGTTCCGCGAGCGGCTGCGGCCAGACGAACGCTCGATTGAGGACGACCGCGTGGCGTCGATCTTGACGCACAGCCGCCCCGTCGGCGCGACGATCATCAATCGCGGAGCGGGGTGCGTTATCGACTTTGCCAAGGAGGAGCTTCTGTGATTGAGACCCTGCTTGCCGCCTGGCTCGTGGCTGACTTCTTCTCGGGCCTGTTTCACTGGTGGGAGGATCGCTACGGCGACCCGTCGTGGCCGATCGTCGGCAAGTACATCGTGCAGCCGAACGTCAGGCACCACGAGGAGCAGACGGCGTTTCTTGCGGGCGACGTGTGGACGCGGAACTGGACGACACTCGTGCCGTGTCTCGTCGCGTCCTGGGTGTGCTTTGCTACCGGCCAACACTTTCTTGCGATCGTGTTTTCGTTCCTTGGATTCAGCAACGAGATCCACGCCTGGTCGCACCAGAAGTGCAGCCGGCCGATCCGCGGCCTTCAGATGCTCGGCCTCCTGCATTCTCAAGAACAGCACGCCGAGCACCACAAGCAGCCGTTCGACCGGCGCTACTGCGTAATGACTGACTGGACGAATCAGGTGCTCGAGGCGATCGACTTCTGGGGAATGCTCGAGGACGGCGTCTTCCGCGTGACCGGGATTGAACCGCGAAAGGAGAGGGAGCGGGCATGAAGACTTGCCACGTTTGCGGAGTGAGCACAATCACGTCGTGGTGCGCGTCGTGCGCGCAAGACACCTGCGGCGGCTGTGCTCCGTCGCACACTCCGCAATGCTTCAACGCGGCGAAGAATCGCTGCCATCAGTGCGGCAAAGCAATCGGAGAGGTTGCAAGCATTGCCGATATGGGCGGCATTGTCATTCAGTCGTTCACGGGGCGCGTGTTTTGCGATCTCTTCTGTTTTGAAGAGTACCGCGAGGGCGAAGGGTTTTGAAAAATGCCAAGAGAGCAGCATTGACGGCTGGTGGATGTGCGACGCCTGTGCGAGGGACGGAATTGCGAAGTGTGGGTGCGGCGCACACGCCAATATGCCTGCGGGGCAGGCGTTCAGGACATTGTGGCAGCGTGGAACTCTGGAAGGAGAGGGGAGGCATGAGAGGCTACGCCGCGATCGGATTGCTTTCGCCAAAGCACGAGTGCAACGTCGGCGGCGTCCTGCGGGCCGCGAGCTGCTACGGCGTATCAATGGTCGCCTACACCGGCCGACGGTATCGCGACATGAGCAGCGACACGACGAAGGCGTGGAAGCACATGCCCCTCATAAGGGCAGAAGACCTCTATGACGTGGTGCCTCACGGGTGCGTCCCGGTCGCCGTTGAAATCCGCGACGACGCCCGATCGCTCGTGACCTACACGCACCCGGAGAGTGCGTTCTACGTTTTCGGCCCCGAAGACGGCTCGCTCGGAGCAAGCGTGACGGGCTGGTGCCGAGACGTTGTGTACGTCCCGACGAGGCACTGCATGAACCTTGCGGCAACGGTGAACGTCGTGCTTTACGACAGGCTGGCGAAGCGTGGCTCTTTGGATTACTCACGCACAGAAAGGTGCAAAGAATGAACATCAAGCAGATGACCCTGACCACCGGATACGTCGCCGTCTACGAGGACGAGGATGGCGAGGATCTGGTCGAGCCCGTGATCGGCCTTGCCGTCGTCGGCGACGAAGACGGCGACCGGATCATGCCGTTCACGATCGACGATGACGGCGTTTCGTTCCCCGAGCAGTGCGAGAACTTTTCGTTCTTCGCGAAGGCGGTGGGGGCCGAAGAGTGACCCGACGCAAAGAGCGGCAAGCCAAGAAGAAGCCCGCACCACCACCGCCGCCCGAGGGCTACTCGGCCAGAACGAAGGCGCAGGCCCACGCGCTCGAGGTGGTCGGCCGGAGCGTTATCACGTTCATCCTCGGCCCCGCCGGCACGGGGAAGACGCATCTGGCGAGCGGCTACGCCGTGCAGAGCCTTCTGGACGGCAAGGTCGAGAACATCGTCATCACGAGGCCCAGCGTGGCGACCGAGCAGCTCGGCTATCTGCCGGGGAGTGCCGAGGAGAAGGTCGGCCCGTATCTGGTGCCA